GTTCCCCTGCCGTGGTCTCGTCGTTGCCGTCCAGGGCCGCTCGCACCGCGTCCTGGTCGACGTCCGCCACGGAGAGGGCGGTCATGCGTCGAGGTCGGTCGCGGCCTCAAGGAGGCGGACGCGGATCATCGGGGCCGTGCCGTCGGGCTGGATGCCCTCCAGGTCCATGCTCGGCTGTCCGAAGTCGTCCGACTTCTGGCCGAACAGGGTGCCGCCGGTGAGCTGGCACTTGTAGAGGATGACGTGCACCGTCGCGAGGCCGATGTCGAGGTCGTCGACCTTGAACTCGGCCTTGAAGGTGGACAGCGGCGCCGGCGAGGACAGGTCCCAGCGGGCCTCTTCGCTGGAACCCGACCCGAGGTCGAACACCTGCCCACCGAGGATCACGCCGAGGACGTCGAGCGACAGCTTGCCGTACGTGGCCTTGAGATTGAACCGGTCGACGCGGCCCTTCTTGGCGATGATGCGCGCGTCGCCCTTGAGTTCCTTCGTCACGAGGTTCGGGTCGAGCCCCACCTCGGCGATGCCGGGGACGTCGACGGCGGCGCCGTACGTCGGCGATGCGCCCGTCGCGTCGGTCAACAGCGCGTAGACCTTGAAGTCGTGGACGTCGTACAGGACGGTTTCGTGCGCGGCGGTCATGCTGAGGCTCCTCCTCGGAGGCGGCGAGGTTGGCTTGGCTCACCGGGTCAGCACCCGCGCGATTCCTGGGGAGTATACGTCCAGGGGGCTAGACGGATTGCGGATGGTCAGGCGAGGGTGCTCACCGCGACCGTGAGGGCCGTGTGCACGAGACCCACCTCGAGATCGTCGATCTTCTGGCGATCCTCAACGGACGCTCGGAACGCTCGGGGCTCGCCGCCGGCCTGGGGGAGCACGGCACCGTCGATCGCGGCGACGAGCTGGTCGGCGAGCGTCGGATCGAAGCCCTCGCCTTCCTCCTGCCAGACGTCGAGTTGCACGAGTCGCCGTCGCCCGATGATGCGCGCGTCGCCCTTGAGCTGCGGCACCTCAGAGATCGGGTCGACGAACACGCAGTACGGGAACGTGGCCTGCTCGGGCACGGACCCCTCGCGGTAGACGCGTTCGCCGAAGAGCGCCGTAGTGACGACCACCGAGCGGATGCGTCCGCCAACGGTCGTCATCCCTTACCTCCGAGGGATCGCACCGCGGCCCGTTGGCGTTCCACGATCTCGTCGACGATGGTCTTCACGATCTGGGTGCGCGACTCCTCAATGCCGGGGCGGAGGTGTGGGCGGCGTGCCATCTGCCGTGTGCCGAACTCGAGCCAGGGGCCGCGCTTGTCGGGTGTGCCGACATCGACGTAGGGGTCTGCGGTGCCACCGCCGACCTTGAACACGAACGTCGAGCGGTACTTGCCGGTATCGACTGCGGGCGGCTGGCCGGGTGCGGAAGCACGGTGGCGGCCGTACACGCGGCCCGTGCCCGCCTGGGACAGCTTCCGCTTGATGTTGGTGACCACGAGCGCGCCGACCTTGTCCATCGCGGGAGGCCCGGCGGCGACGGTCGTGGAGAGCACCCGGTTGAGGTTCCGTGCCGCGGCCGCGAGCATCGCGGGCCCGTCGTCGAAGACCTGGTCCATCAGTCCCTCACGATCCGGCGCAGGAAGGCACGCAGATGCTTGGGCGTGTGGTCGACGGCACCGATGGCCCATTCGCCGCCGAACCAGTCGTCCGTCTCCACGACAAGCAGGTCCGAGCCGAGCACCTCGACATCGAGGGGGATCCGCGCCACCGCGGTGACACCGGCGGCGAAACTCTGCGCGTGCGCGATCTCGCGGGCGCTCAGAGCAGCCAGGGAACCCCTCACGGGGACCAGCACCGGCGCACCGAGGACGACACCTCCCTCGGCGGAGACGCTGTCGATCGGGACCCGCTTGAGGAAGAACTCGTGGACTGCGTGGAGCACGGCGTCACCGGGCCCGTGGGCGTCGCGACGGCAGCGCGGCCTTGTCGGCGTCGCTGAGGACCATCTCGTCCGCGCCGAACTGCATGCTCGTGCCCTCCACGGAGAGGGTCCCGTCGATGCCGTGCGCGTCAGCGAGCACGCGTGCGGCGAAGTATCGAGCGGACGCCGACAGGATGACACCGCGCACCAACGCCAGGTCGACGTCGTCGAGGGCGCTCGTCGTGTAACTCACGCGCAGCGTCTCGCCCGTTTCGCCGCCGCGAAGCCCTTCCATGCCCCAGGTGCGGCGCGTGAACCAGCTCGGGTCGAGCACCGTGATCGTGATTCCGTCGATCGCGATGATCTCGATCGTGTCGATCGACTGCACCGGCTTGTGCCGGAAGAAGACGCGTTCCTGGCCGTACTCGAGGACGTGCTCCTCGGCGACGATCACCGTCTCGTCGAGAGACTTGCCGCGCAGGTGGCGTTGGACCTGGGCGCTGTATGCGTCGATGATCGGCGAGGCCGCGGCTTGCTGGCCGATGGTGAAGGATCGGGCCATGAAGGACGCGAGCTCGTCGACGGTCGGCTTCCAGGCCATGCCGGGAAGCGTAGCCATTCCGTCTAGGAGAGTGGACGGATGCTCGCGTATGCCTCGGCCCAGTCCTTCCAGCGCACGTCGATCGACCACATCGCCTCGACGATCGCCCGGTTGGCGTCGGCGAGGATGCCCCGGTAGACGGGGTCGGTCAAGGCATCAAGGTGCGCGCGCCACTCGGCGCGGTCGTGCGCCAGCAGGCCGACGCCACTCAGTCGCGACAGCCGCTCGTACGCGGGCGACGCGGCGGCAACGAACGGCACCCCGGCCGCCGCATACTCGAGGCCCTTAATCGCGCTCTTCCCCCGGTTGAACGGCACGTCGTTCAACGGAACGAGACCGATATCGAGCATGCGGAATAGGACGGGGTAGTGGGAGATCGGCATCATCGGAGCGAAGATGCACTCGACCTTCTCGGGGTCGATCCCCGCGAGCAGGAACGCCGCGTCGGTGCCGATCCGATGGCCGCCCTGGAACCAGCGCGCACCGTTGTCGGTGCACCATGGCCCGATCATCCCACGGAGCGTTTCGAGGTCCCCGGAGCGGTATGACGTCGTGCCGATCCATCCGACCGTGAACGGGTCGTCGTCGCGCTCGTTCAGCTCCCATCGTTCGATGTCGAGGGCGTTCTCGAGCACGTAGGCCGGCGTTTCGATACCCGCGCCTGTGGAGAGCGCGTCCGCGAGCCAGTGCGTGGAGCACGTGATGGCGTCCGACGCGCGCAGCGCCTGCGCGTAGTGCACCCGGTTCACCTCGGGGTTCCTGCGCGGGTTGGTCTCGCGGTGAGCCTGGTTGCGGGTGTCGAGCCCGAAGAACCAGTCGTCGATGTCGTTCACCACGATCTGGCCGAGGGCCCGCGCGCGTCGGATCATGCCGGGGATCTCGACGTCCATGTAGCGGTGCAAGACGATCATGTCGCAGTCGTGATGCAGCGGCCCTGTGAGTTCGATCGGTGCGGTGCCGAGGCCGAACTGGGTGAGCGTCGGGTGCAGCTCGGGGATGATCGGCTCGTCAGGTGCCCATTCGCGGATGCAGAGGGTGCCGTCGGCCAGTGTCGCGAGTGTGCCGACGACGATCTCGTGATCGGACCAGCGCGCGAGGGCGTGCGCGGGGACGTCGATGCGGTAGTGGCCGGAGCCACCGAAGGTCGGGTTGCCGTGTTCGTTGCGGAACGCGGGCGTCATGTCCCTGGTGGTGAACCCGATCTTCATGCGCGGCTCCCGATCTCGACGGATACCCAGCCTTCGGGGCGCTGGGCTTCGGGCAGGTCAGCGGTGAACGAGCAGCGCAACGGGAGCGGGCCCGGTTCGGAGCTCGGCGCGCGCCCATACCAGGGGAACCCGCGGCATATCGCTGGACGATCGTCGTGCGCAGTGCAGAGTCGCGTGTCGATGTCGAACTGGTCGCAGCGCAGGTGCGAGCCGTGGCTGGTGGTGGCGACAACCGTCCAGTGAACTTCGAGCCACACCGCCTCACGATGCGAGGTCCATATCGAGCGGGCGTCATCCCAGGCGGTGGGACCGCTCATGTCGTGCGTCGCGAGCCACCATTCCGGGTTCGTGTCGGGGTCGCGGAGATCGGCGACCGCTTGGGCGTGGATCTTCGCCTGCATCTCCGCGGACAGCGTCACGGGGTCGCAGCAGTCGCCGCAGCGCGAACACTCGGTCATCGGCCCCACTTCGCGAGACACGCTGCCATGTCGGCCGCTTTCTGCGCGCCGAGGTCGTGGTGGCGGGCGGTGCCCTCGTTGAGGTGGTCGATACCGAGGCCGACGACACGGACCTGCTTGCCGCCGCGCGCCTCGACCTCGAAGGCGATGTCGTCGTCGCCGCACCACCACTCGAGCCGCGGGTCGACGAGCGGCGCCCAGGCGACCTTCGCGGCCTTGAGCATGAAGCAGAAGCCGCTCATGCCCCCGTGGCGGTACGTGCCGTGCGTCTCGCGCAGCGATCTGGGCTCCCAGCACTGGAGGGTGCTGCGGTCGTAGTCCGGGTAGGCGATCCAGTAGTCCTCGGCCGCGGAGAGGGCGACGTTGAGCTGGTCGATCGTCTCCCGGGCGAGCATGAGATCGTTGTTCAGGAACGCGACGTGGCCGGCCCCGCGACCCCGGGCCAGGTGGAACCCCTCGCTCCACATCTCGTAGATGCCGTAGCCGTCTGCCCGCATGGGGTGGAACCGTGCGTCACGCTGAAAGACGCGCCGGAGGTACTCGTCGGTGCCGTCCGTCGACCCGTTGTCGAAGATCCAGCACCTCTCCCATCCTCCCTGCTGGGACCGTTGCTCCAGGATGCTCGCGGTGAGGGAGAGCTGGTCGCGGACGGGCAGGACGATGTGCGCGAGGGGGATCTCTGGGTTCACCATCGTGATGGCAGGCCCCCGGTATTGGAGCTGTCGTGGTGCCATGCCCAGGTGCGTTCATGCAGGTGCGCGAACCGCGCGCCGGCGGCGTCCAGCGCCTTCCAGAACGCCCAGTCCTCACCAGCGCCGACCCTGTTGTGCGGGTCCGGGCCGGGCGGGAAGCCACCGACGTTGAGCGCCCATCCGCGTCGGACGAGCGTCGTGATCGGGAACGAGTGCGGGACGAGCGGATCCCAGTCTCGATGCTCGAACTCGGGGAACGGGTCATCGCCACCGACGACGTCGAACCAGGGCCACACGACATCCGCGTCCGTCTCGACCTGGCAGGCGACGAGCCGCTCGAGGTGTTGGGGGTACAGCTCGTCGTCGTCGTCGAGGAAGGCGACCCAGTCGGTCTCGGCGCGGAAGAGCGCCGCGTTCCTCGTCGCTGCAGCTCCGCGCTTGTCGTAGTCGGTCGCGATCTCGATGGCGACCGCGGGGAAGGTCTGCGCGTGCACCGAGGCCAGCGCGCGCTCGAGGAGCTTCGTGCGGGGCGGAATCGTCGGGATGCAGACCGTGATGAGGTGCATCACCGCGGTGTCCCGCGCCAGTGGATCTCCCACCCGTTGCGCACTTCAAGCTCGAGCGTCTCCCACGGACGGATGCCATAGTCGGCGTTCGGCGCGAACGACCCGTCGAGATACGCGAACGATTCCGGCACCCAGAACGAGACGTGTGTTGGGTCGGCGATCGCCCACCAGCCGAGCATCTCCCCGGGACCGCGCGCGACCGCGCCAGGGACGATGACCTCGAACGTCCCGCCCGGCACGAGCACGCGGTGCGCTTCGTTGAACACGGCGATGCGTTCGGCGCCGGCAGGGATGTGCTCCATGACGTGCGACGCGCGGATGCTGCTCACGCTGCCGTCAGGTGCGGGCCAGGGGAGCTGCTGTGCGTACCGCAGCCAGTCGCCGTCGCCATGCACCGGGTCGAGGTTGATCCAGTCGGACGGGCAGAGCGTTCCTCCTCCGATTTCGAGCTTCATGGGGTCTCCAGCATCGCTTGGGGGTATTCCGGGTCGGTCTTCGTGAGCGCGAGCCGCCGCTCGGCGTCGCGTACCGCTGCGTGGGGCGTGCGACCCGCTCCAACGAGGCGCGGTCGCTCCCCGACGAACTCAACCATCACGCGCCATCCAAGACGGGTGAACCCGACCCACACGAAGATGGAGTTGGTCTGCTCGCGGAGGCGTCTCACGCGTTGTTGCAGCCCGACGTTCATCCGTGCCTCCCGGAGGGCTTGTGCAAGAGCCAGGGGTTCTCCATGTGGTTCCCTGGCAGGGTGATGGGTCGGAGGCCGGTGAACCAGAGCGCGGGCGGTTCCGACACCTGGTCCTGGTACGACCGGTACGTGCACGCGAGGAGCCACAATTCGCCGAAGACGCGGACCTCCGGCGTGTGCCGGCGTGCGATCACTCCCGTCGCCCAGAGGCCCCAGTGCGCAGGGAAGCCCCACACATCTCGATACACGGCCGCCTGCTCGTCGAGCGGCTCGTCGGCATACCGGGCGAGGGTCGACGAGAACGCGGCCTCGTCGAGAGCGCAGTCACGCCATGGATGCACAAACTGGGCGATCGGCGCCGCGTAGCTCAACACGTCAGCGACGAACAGCGCGGACGTGACCTGGTAGGACGCGTCGATCCACACCGACGCGTCGGCGTCCGTGTAGGCCCAGGGCAACATCTTCGGTGTCTTCGCCGCCCGGTTGGGATGCACACCCGGGGCCGGCTCGTACACGATCCGCCAGCCGAGAGGGTCGACCGTCCCGGAGCCGAGCCCGGGGTCGTCGGTGACGCACACCCAGTCGATCTCGTGGCCGTAGGTCTCCCGCTGGTCGCAGGTCGGTTTCAGCTCGTCGTAGTGATCGAAGATGGCGGTGACGACCGCGATCATGCGACCGCTGCATTGCCGTACACCGCTTCGTGGACGCCACGGTATCCATGGACCACCTCGTCGAACAGGTCCCGCGTCGGATCCGGGAACAGGGGACCGAAGTTCTCGGCCTTCAACCTCGTGCCAGGCGTCTCGCCGTCGCGCATCGGGAGGAACTCAACCAGGCCGCAGCCAGTGATCTCGCCGACCGCACGAGCGACGTCGAGCACGGCCTGCTCGCGGCCGGACCCGCAGTCCCACGTCTGGCAACCCCCGAACGACGTGGTGCCCCCGACCGACTGCGTCGCCGCGTACACGAGGCTCTGTGCGACGTGCTCGACGTGCACGAGGTCGACGGACTGCTGGCCGTCGCCCCACACCGGCATCGGCAGGCGCGCCCACGAACGCGCGGCGAAGGTCGGAATGATCTTCTGCGGGTGCCCTGGGCCGTACGACTGGCCGACGCCGTAGACGTTGAACGTACGCAGATGCGTCACCGGGAGCCGGTACGCTTCGTGGAAGCACCCAGCGAGCCGCACGCCAGCCAGCTTCGTCGCCTGGTATGGCGAGCCCTTCCACACGTCGGGCATCGAGATCCCGATGTAGTGCGCTCCCGCCTCGGTCGCGGCCTCGAGCACCCGAACCGTCCCGCGGATGTTGACGTCTATCGCGTCGTCCAGCGTCGCGAGCAGTTCGCTCGTGCCGAGCACTCCCGCGAGATGGACGACCGCGTCCGCGCCGACGAACACGGCGCCGGTGGCAGAGTCGCGGATGTCGTAGCCAGCGGCCCGGTCGACGGCGACCATCTCGTGACCTTGCCGTGCGCCTTCCGCCATGACGGCACGGCCGATGAATCCGCTGGACCCAGTGACGACGACGCGCACGTCAGCCCTCCTCGTCCTCTTCGGCCTTGCTCTTCTTGACCTGCACGGGATCGAACCAGCGGACCGGCATCACAGCGCCGATCACGTCCGGGTTCGATTCGGTCACCGAGACGCGGGTCATGTGCTCGGAGCCCGACATCTCCCAGCGGATCGGCCGGTTCTCGTGGTACTTGCCGAGCTTCGCGAGCCGTCCGATCACCTCGGGGTTGAGCCCGATGACCTTCGTGTTCTTCGGCGTGAACGGCTCGAACAGCTTGGCGTAGTGCGGCCAGTCGCCTTCGTACGTCGGGAGGAGCAACGACTCGTGGTCGGGGATCTCGAACGACAGCGCGGCGGCTTCCATGCCGTCGAAGCCGGCCTGGTCGCCGTTGGGCATGATCGTCAGCGCAGCGAGCATGTCGATCGACGGGGGGACGACGTCCTTCGTCGGCTTCGTCGCGGCGAGCACGTACGTCATCAGCGACGCGGCTCTGCCCATGGTGTCGATCACGGTCACCGCGTCGATGGGCTCGTGGTGCAGTTCCGGTTCCTCGTCCGGCTCACCTGATGCCGGTACCCAGCAGTACAGGAGCATGTAGCTGTCGGTCGCGATGAGGCGCAGCCCGGATGGGTACACCTCGACGCGCACCGTCTTGAAAAGCTGCGGTCGGTCGGGTTCCCGCCCGGAAGCGAGCGCGACGCTCATCCACGCGGTGGCGAGCGTTCTGCCGTCCACCTTGGTCACGAGCGTCTGCTCGAGTCCATCAGTCATCGCGTCCTCATTTCGTCTCGGTGGGGTGGGGGTCGTGCGACTCGATCGCCAAGATGCCCACACGGCGTGCCTCGTCGGGCGTGATGCGATCACCAGGCCGGTAGAGGAGGCGGCTGCCGCTGGTGGGTCTGCCGTACGGATCGAAGTGCGGCACCCAGACCTCGCGGTCGACGAGCACGCTCGCCTCGGGGGAAGGTCCGGCGAGGTGGCCGAACCGCGGGATCGGCTCGGGGGAGAGCGGCTGGTCCGGCGGCGTCGCGTGGAGGCTCGTACAGATCGTCAGCGGTAGCCCGCAGGCCGGGCAGTCGGGGGTCTCTTCAACGAACGGCTCGGGCATCGCGGTGCAGCGTATAGGAGACCTGCACGTGTCGTCAAGGGTCCTACACGGCAAAGCCCCGGGAGCCGAAGCCCCCGGGGCTCACCTTCCCCCACCTGGGAATGGTCGATCAGTTGCTCGGGTCCGCGGTCAGGGTCACCTTGACGAAGGACTCGGGCCGCTTCACCGCGAGCGCCAGGCGCTCCTCGGCGAGCACGACGACCGCGTTGCGCACGAAGAAGTCCTCGTGCTGTTCAGCGATGCGGATGTTGGCCTGCTCACGGTCGTAGAGCTGGGCGCCGAGACCGAACGCACCGACGAGCGCAGTGCCCTCGTCGATCGCCGGCGTGTCGACGATCGGCATGCGCCACAGACGCTTCTCGCCGCCCACGGCCACCGCGATGGCGATGACGTAGTTGCCGTTCGCGTCCTTCCGCAGCTCCATCTTCTCCCAGTCGGAGGGGTGGAGCACCACGCCGGTCGGCTCGTAGTTCGCGAGGAACGAGAGCGTCGCGGCACGTCGGATGGCGTCTTCCTTCATGTCGGTAGCGACCGTGGCCTGCGAGTACGACAGGATGCCGGGCGTCTCGAGGATGCCGAGCAGGTCTTCGCTCGTGCCCGTGCCCTTGAGGATCTGGTAGTCCTCTTCGAGCTGGAGCCCGTAGAGCAGCTCGTTGTCGATGATGCCACGGAGTTGGGGTTCGTCCGCGATCACGTTGCGGTGGGCGACCTCCCAGTGCGCCACGGTCTTCGTGGTCGTCTGCTGGCCCTCGAACGCGAGGGTGGAGTGCGGCTTCGACCCGAACGCGCCCGACGCCCGCTCCGGGACCGGCGACGCCGCGTTCGTGAACCCGGTCACCCGGAAGAACTCGATCACACCGGCGTCGGTCGACTGCACCGGGAACAGGTCACGGACCCGCACGGTGCGGTGGAGACGAGCCACGAGCGGGTCACGCTGCACACGACCGAACCGCCCCGGAGTGCCGGAGGGCAGGTCGGTGTAGACGTCCTTCGCCTCGCTTGCGGGGAGCCACAGCGACGCGATGTCCGCGCCCTTGATCTCCCACGGGACGGACATCGTGTAGCCGCCCGACTTGCGGAACGACTGGAACTCCTCGGAGTCGAGGAACGCCGTACCGAGGGACTTGCCGTCGAGCTGCTTCTGCATCTCGTTGCCGATCGCGGCGGCGAACGCCGTCGGGCTGCCCGCGGGGGCGTCGGCCCATTCCTTGTGGCCCGAGTGGCCTTCGAGCTCGGCGAGCAGGTCGCGCATCGCCTTCACTTCGGCGTTGTTGCCCTTGATGGTGTCGAGGTGCTTCTGCTCGATGACGGAGACGCCGTCTTCGACCTTGATCGCGGCGACGGCTTCCTCGTTCTCACCGAGCTTGGTCTTGATCGCCGTCTTGATCTCGGCGATACGGTCCTTGGTCTCGGTGACGGTCGCGGTCGCACCGTCGCCGCCGCGGACACCGCCGCGCGCCATGATCGAACGGAACTTCGCCTGGCCGGTGGGGGACAGGCTCGAGATGTCGAGTGCGTTCATGATGCTGACCCTCCGGGGGAGGCAGGGACGGCCGTGGCCGTCGCGGACGTTGGCTGGTGTCCGCTGGGTCAGCACCCACGCGATCGAGCAGGAGTATACGTCCAGGCCACTAGACGGATTGGGGATGGGCGCGCAACGGCCCCGCCCTCGTGGGGGAGCGGGGCCGTTTGTCGCTCGCGTGGGGGACGCGATCTGCCTACCGGTCGAGCATCTCCGCTTCCAGTTCGGACTGCTCACGCACGATGGCCGCGACGTCAACGGGGACGAGCTTCTCCCCGTTCTCGGGTGTCTCGTCACCCGTGGCGTCGTCTGCGCTGGCGCCAGCCCCTTCGGTCGCGGCACCTTCCGCCGTGGGCGCGAGCACCTTCTCGTCGCCACCTTCGCCCTCCCCGGCCGCGTCGAGAAGCTCGGTGATGGCCGTCTGCATCGTCCGCAGCCGTTCGACGTTCGTGGCCGAGAGCACCCGCCCGGCCTTCTGCTCCACCTCGTGGGCCGCGCGCGCCTTCGTGACGATGACCTGCTCCACCTCAACCTCGGTCGGCACCCCCAGCGAGATGGTCGTGCCGTCGTCGACGTAGGGCACCTGCCAGTAGGTCTCGTCGCCGTTGACCTCGTACACGCAGACCACCACCCGGTCGGGGTAGGTCGCGATCGCGTACGCGTAGGACCGGCGGTCACCGTCGGCCGCGAGAAGCAGCAGGTCCCGGACCGCGATCATCACGCGGTCGCGGAGATCCTCGAAGCTGCCCGTGAAGCCCTTGCCGTCGAGCGACTTCATCGCCGTCGTCCCGGTGCCGGGGGCCATGCCGAACGGCACGTGGGACCACTCGTACCACTCGAGGCTGTGGATCGTGCGCACGCCCGTCTTCGCGTCGAACGTCGCGTCACCCGCCCGCGTCGCGTAGCCGATCGAGAACTCCTGCTCGTCGCCGTAGAACTTGAGCTCCTCCCAGGCGTCGCGGCCCTTCTGCGTCGCGAGGTTGTACTGCGCCTCGACGCGCACAGCTCCGGCCTTCGGGCCGAGTGCCTTCACCCGGGCGGGTAGGCGCATGTCGCCCGGCGGCACCTCCTCGAAGGCCAGCGCCTTCGACACCAAGTCGCCGAGGTCGTGGTGGTATGCGCCCTTCGGCTTGCGGGCCTTGATCGTCTCCGCGTACGCGCCCGCTTCGATCAGGTCCTTGCCGTGGTCGACGATGCCGGTCGTCGACACCCACAGCTCGGCGATGCCCTTCTCGTCGTCGAGCACCTTCACGCCGAGCGCCGGCATGCTCTTCTGCTCGAGACCGGATGCGATCGTCGCCGTCTTCGTCTGGAGGTCCGTAGTCATCGTGTTCTTCCCTTCCGTCGGCCCCGTCGCTTCGACGTGGGCTCCGGTTCGACGTCTTCGACGTCATCGGTCTTCGCGGCCTGGGTGCGGCGCGCCGGCATGGCGAGGCCGAACGACCGCGGCTCGTTCTTGAAACGCCACTCGCGGCCCTGGTACGTCACGCCTCCCGCCAGACGTGGCCCTCGTCGAGGTAGCCGTGCCAGAACGGCTGCCTGCCCCGGTCGTAGGTGAGGATCGACGCGCGCACCTCGATCGACCCGTCCGAGCACTCGCGGAACGTCCACGGTGGCTCGGTGATCCGGTTGAGCTGCACGGTGAAGCCGTCGGCAGCGCGGTCGGGGTCGTTCTTCGGCAGCCAGAACCAGAGAGCCCGGTCGTCCTCACCCGCGGTGCCGTGCGGGTTGAGGTAGTAGTCGCCCGGCTGGGTGATCTCCTCGACGGAGTCGACGCGACGGCCGATCACGCGGTCACGCTCCCAACATCGAAGATGAGTGTGCAACGGCAGTTGATGACGTCGCCTGCGGCGCCGTTCGGGTCTCCCGGGTACTCGAGGCGGCTGTCGCCGATGTCGAACGTGTCGTCCATGGCAACGATCTCGCCGTCGGCCTTGCGGTGCGAGTCGCGCGTCCGCGTGTCAGGTGTGGCCAACCAGACCTTCTTCTCGACGCCTGCCTGGAAGCCTGCCTCGAGCGATGCGCTGTTCGCCGCGCTGACAACTTCGGTGCGTGCGATCGTCTCGGCGCGTGCACCCACCGCGTCGGCGAAGACGGACTTCACTCGGGCCGCGAGTTCGTCGATCGTCTCGCCGGCCTGTTCCCCTTCGGCCAGAGTCGCCTTGATCGCGTCAAACGTGGTGTCGTTGATACCGACGATCCGGTTGACCTGCTCCTCGATGCGTTTCGTGACACGCTCGTCGTGGAAGTCGAACCCCCATCCTCCGGGGCTCGAGGTCGTACGCAACGCGGACATGGTCTCGTCACCGAAGTCCTCGACGACAGCTTCGACCCAGGCCGCGGCGTCGGTACGGAGCTGCTCGTTCCAGCCCTCGCTGTCGAAGAGGGAGTCGGGCGGGATTGCCTTGCGCTGCCAGGTCGGGTCTCCGTCGGGGCGACGTTCGATCTGGTCGCGCGACTTCTTGCTCGTCAGCTTCGCGAGCACCACGCGTTCCTGACGGCCGAAGAACCGGACCATCTGGCCCTGGATGCTCTTCTCCCAACGTCGGAGACGACGGTCGGCGTCCTTGCGGAGCTGGTCGGCGGCCTTCGCGTCGACGTGCAGCTCCCCGTACTGGACGTCCCATTCGGCGTCCTTCGTCTCGAGTGCCTTCGCGGCTTCGGGAGGGACGGGCGTCTCGTCTGTCGGTGTGGTGCCGTCGGCCACAGCCTGGTCCGGGGGTGTGTTCACGACGATCGGAGCGGGATCTTCACCGACTCGGACGCGCAGCACGTCCTCACCCACCGGTTCACGGCCCGTGAGCGCGCGGTACTCGTCGACGCTGATGGCCTCGGCCGCAAGCTCCGTCAATGCGTACGCCTCCCGGTTGCGGCGGTCGCGGTCGAGGATCGGGATGTCGCCGTAGTCCCATCCGAGGTAGTGCGTCACGTCGGGGTCGAGACGGTGCATCCCGCGGCCGATCAGCGCGTTGTGTGGCTGCATCGTCTCCTGCCAGAAGATGTCCCGCTCCGCCTCGGCATTATCGAAGGTACGGCCCGACGCGTTGCCGAGGATCGACTCCGGCGTCCCGAACGCGATCAGCGTCTCTTCCTTCGCGAGCTGGCGCGACTTCTCGTACTGCGCGTCGCGCGGGTTCACCGACGTGTCGACGAAGTTCGACTCGCCGACACCGTCGAGGAGGCTGATGCGACCGGCGCCGGCAGGTCCCGGCCGGTTGAAGCGTGAGAGGAGCTCGTCGGCGTCGTCGTCGTCGAGTTCCTCCTGGAAGGTGAGGATGCCGCCCGGCCGCCCGTCGTTCTGCATGAAGTTCCGGTTCCACAGCCGCGCGTAGTAGTCGATCTCGATCGACAATCCCGCAGCCTCCAGCGGCGTCATCCGCAGGTACGGGTTGGTCGGGTGGGGAAGCCCGATCCACAGCACGTCCTCGGGCGCCAGGGTGCGCTTCTGCCCGTCACCCATGTCGACGCGGTAGCCCGACACGTAGGTTCTCGGGTCGGGGATCGGGAGCGTCTGGCCGGGTGGCAGCAGGTACAGCTCGATCGGGTCGCCGACACGGTTGCGGACGATCTCGACGAACGCCCCACGACGGGAGAGGTCGACCTGCGCGGAGAGCATGTACCGCCAGGACCATGCGTCCTGGTACGGGTTGGGGTTCCCGTTGAGCAGCGCCGCGATCGCGCTGTCGGTGATCTCGTCGCCCTTCTCTGGGTCACCGACGCGCATGACGGCACGCAACTTCGCGTGGTTCTTCGCCTTCGCGTCGACGGCCTTGAAGACCCACACGACACGCTTGACCGCACGTTCGATCGCTCGGTCGACGTCCCAACCGTCGTGGTATGGCTCGCCTCCGCGTACCGGCGCCGCGCCGAACGAGGTCGACTTGCCCTGGGTGGGCGCGTCGTCGTTCGATCGGCCGACCGTCGTGACTTCCTTGGTGGCGACATCGGTCGCGCGGCCGAGGTCGGGCAGGAAGCCCTTCACGAGCGCCAGCCGACGAGGAGCGCGATGGTCAGCGCGGCCCCGGCCGCTGCGAAACATCCCGCCGCGGGGCCGAGCAGGAATCCGCCGACGATCAACGCGACGACGAAGACTGCGAGCGCACCCACCGCTGTCGCCTCGCGCGGCGTCAGCCCGCGGGGCGCGTCACCATCGGAGTCCGGCATGCGCCGGAGTGTATCGAATCCGTCTAGCCCACTGGACGGATGCTCATGAGCGAGGCCTCACCGTCCACGCGCTCGCCTGGATTCGGCGCACATGGGGGAACTTGGCCGTACAGGCTGCCGCGAACTCGGCGGCGACGTAGGCGTTGCGCCAATCGAACCGTGTCCCCGCTGCGCGGAGGTCGGCTACCGCGGCACGCAGCCGAGGGTCGGTCACGCGGGCGAACATTTTCGGGAGGGACGCAAGCATCTCGACGTCCGGCACGCCTTCCACCCCCCAGTGATCGTAGATCGCCGCGGCAGCGAGACAGCCTGCCTTGCCGGTGCGCGAGGCTGTCGCAGCAGTGGCCGGCGCGGCGAGCAGGCCGACCACGAGCATCGCGATGGGGAGCACCCGCCTCATGGGCGGGCAGGCTACCCCTCAGTGCACTGGTGGTCCGTGCCGTTCCTGTTGACCCAACGCCACCCTGGCCGGGCCGCGGCCACCTCGCGGCCACGCCGGTTGACGGCGCGCCCCGGAGGCACGAGTCGCACCGAGGCGCCACAGCGTTCGCACTTGCCGGGCAGCAGGACGCTCATCGCTGGCCCCGCAGGGTCGCCATGCACCGCTCGGTGATCCAGTTCGCCACCGGTGGGGTCACCGCGTTCCCGAGGCCGCTGGTCATCTGCGTCTTGTTGCCGAGCAGGATGTAGTCGTCCCCGAACGCCATCGTGCGGCGCAGCTCCGGGTCCGGCTCGAGCATGCGGAACCGCACCGAGCCGAGCTCGTCGTCGGTGATCTGATCGAACGGCACCGCCTCGATCGACGCGAGCGCGTGACGGGCGTGCGTCATCACCGTCGCGAGCTGCTCGCTGATCGCTATGGGGTCGGAGCGGAACTGCTCCACCCAGGGCAGCACGAGCAGCCCGGTCGTGTCGCGTCCGGTGATTGTGCCGAACGGGTCGGCGACGTCGTGCCAGGCGGTGTCCCCGGGGCCGCCGTTCTGCTTCGTGAACAGGGCGGGGGAGACGAGACCGTGGTGGAAGCCGCCTGCCGTGACCGTGTGCGCGGGGTCCGTGACGGCATGCTGGCCGGAGGTGATGGAACCACCGCCGCGCATCTCGACGAGCGCCGACATGTGGGCGAAGCCGAAGTTCTGCGACGCCGCGAGGGTGAACATCGGGTCGACGAGCGACCGCGCCCGCGTCTGGCCCGGGCGTTCCCAGTCGTTTCCGTGCACCGGGAACGACACGCCGTTGAAGAGGGCGAGCGACTGGGTAGGGCTCGCGGTGACCGCGCCGAGGGGCGACCCGAGCGGATGCCCGCGGTACTTCGCCTCGGCCGCATCGCCGTTGTTCTTGATGATCGAGCCCTGGACGAGCAGTGCCTTGTCCTGCTGCGTCGTCTGCGTCACGAACGGCTCGAGCACCGAACGGTCAGATCCCCAGATCGCCTTGCAGGGGACGACCACCGGTGGGCCGTTGCGGAACTTCCCGAGCGCCCGCCGGATGCGGTCCTCGGTCGAGTCCGCCAGGTCGGGCATGCCGAGCGAGGCGCGCTCGTCGAGGCGCGGGCCGAGGTTCGCCCAGTTGATCGCGCTGTACGCCGGCCACTGCACCGGCAGCACCTCACGGCTGCAGTCCGGGCACGCGTACACGTACTGCGACCCGTGCTTCCCCCACCGCTCCAGCGGCCACGACGCCTTGCGCGGCTTCCACGCCTGGACTGCCTGCACGATCTTCCCGCCGCACCGTTCGCTTGTGCAGCACGCCGTCGGCCGGTAGTCCAGGTCCGGCTTCTGGTTGCCCTTCCGCCACGCCACGATGTAGATCCGGTCGCGCGACTGCGGACACGGCGGGAAGAACCCCGAGTTGAAGAAGCACTGCTCGTGCTCGTAGCCGAGGAGCTCCAACTCTCGGATCCACCACTGGAACGTCGATCCGTCACGGCCGGGGCCCCAGTGGCAGTTGTGCACCACCTGGCCGTCGGCGATGAAGCTCTCGTCGTCGGCGACCGTGATGTCGTAGACGGTGACCTGCGTTCGGCACGGGTCGACTGAGCGGACGCGGCCCCAGCGGTGCAGGTCGCCTTGCCAGGACTTCGACCAGTCGGGCTTGGCGTCCCAGTCGACTGAATACGCGGCGCGGCTCTGCATGAGCAGCGCGCGGCTGTTGTCGGCGATCGGCAGCGTGACGCGCGCTCGACGTCGCGTGATGTTCGCGACGTAGCCGAGGGACCCGGCGAGCATCTTGACGCCGACGGCCAACGCACGGGAGACGGAGACGGTCGTCACCCGTCCGTCCTCCCGCTCGTGGCCGTCGGCGTCCACGTAGCCGTCGAGCAACGCGTGTCGCTGCGCTTCCTCCGCGGAGAAGATCCAGCCCGGCATCCGCTTGCCCTCGGCGTGCTCACCGAAGTTGGCACGGAGCCAGGCGTGCACCTTCTGGTCGGCGAGTTCGAACACCTGCACTGAGTCGGTGTGCTGCCACCGGGCTGCCCGTTCACCACGCAGCCAGCCCGGACGAGCGCCAAGTCAGCGAGGTCGATGTTGCCCCACTCGCCGTCGGGGCAGAGCTGCGAACGGACGAACCCGAACGCCTGCCAGGTCTGCGGGTTGAGCTCGGCGATGTACCAATCCCACCCGCCGACGAAGTAGTGCAGATGCAGCACCTTCTCCTCGAGCGGGTCGGTCTCGGTGGTGTAGAGCGCCGGGATCTTCTTGAGGTCGGAGAGCGGCGGCTGGAAGCGGTGCCCTCTCCGGTAATCGTTCGCCTTGACCTGCGGGTCGAGGCGAAGGTTGAGCGCGGTCGTCACGGTGTCCCCTTCGTCCGGCGTGTAGGTATAGGGACACTATACCAGGCGGGGGTCTCGCCGTCAAGAGGAGGAGACGGGATAGGACAGCTCGACACTCCGTCTAGGACGTTTCACGTGGAACATCGACCAGACGCGACGATGCCCCCGGAGGGTGGTCTCCGAGGGGCATCGTGTAGTCGCGGGGGCCGGCTTCGATCCGGCATCCTCCGGGTTATGAGCCCGGCGAGCTTCCTGGTTGCTCCACCCCGCACGGTGGCCCGTTCGTTAGTGCTGCTCCCTCGGACCACATCAGGTGGGCCAGACCTTCCGAGGGCGGCTCCCGTGATTGTCGGCCATGACCACGGGTCAGTGCGTTCTACCCCCGAAGGGTGAAGGCCGAGCACTCGCTGGCGGGGACGTTACGCCTCGACGTCGAGTCCGTCAAGAGGGGTAGTCGGGATCAGGAGAAACTGCCGTCGCGGGTCAGCCGCGCAGCCGGGCTCTGCGCTTCCCGGCCAGCACGTCCATCCCGCCCGACACGACGTCGACCTGGTCGTCGTGCTGCCCCTGGCCCTGCGGCGGGAACATCACCGCCTCCGCCAGCCACGCCTGGTTCCACTCGCCACGCAGGAGCTTGAAGTTCCCCGCCTCCGCCGCCGACGCCAACGGACGGGCACGGTCCACCTTCGAGTCCTGCGGCGAGCAGCCGTCGAAGTCGTAGCCGGAGAACAGCCGTCGACGTACGTCCGCGATCACTCGCTTCCCCGAGCTCCCCGGCTCCTGCTCCATCCGGATCGCGACCTTCCGCCCGTAGATCGCCTTGTCAGCCTCCGCTGTAGCCACCAGCACCTTGTCCGTCGCGTGCGGTGACCACCGGCCGCGGACGACGTCGACGAGGAACCACACACCCTCGTGGAGCGCGAGGAGCCCGCCGACCGTCCAGTCAGGGTCAGGGTTCTCGCCTTCCTCGGTCGCCGCGAGGTCCCAGAACCGGACGAGGCGTGCCTCGCGTGGCCAGTCGTCCACGATCGGGAACCACTCGGCCTTGAGCATCTTGCCTTGGGGGCGGATCTCCCAGTCGCCGTCGCGGATCTGCGCACGGGTGATCGGGTCGAGCTCGAGGAGGGACTCGAGGTACTCGTCGACGTCGAGCGACGGGTTGTCGCTGATGCGCGCCGGCATGAACGGCTTCTCGGGCCGCGGGCCTTCACCCTTCCGCCATGCGAGCCAGGGTCCCACTGTGCGGTCGAACACCCACTGCCCACCTGCGCTGCCAGGGTTCGTGCCCCACCGGACACGCAACGGGACGTCCGCGACGGAGAGCCCGCACTTCGGGCACCGCGGGAAGATCGGCTCCTCCAAGTCGTCCTTCTTGCGGCGCAACCTCGAGAACATGAACGTGTAGGGCAGCGACGTCGGCCAGTTCGTCAGCTCATCCCACCCGATGTACTGCCACGCCCCACCCGCGAACTTGAACCGGTCCGCCTCACGGTCAAGGTGACCGAACATGATCGACGCGCCGGACGGGAACTCCCAACGTCGCTCCGACGCGATCCACTCGGCAGCCGTGGGTGCCAGCCACTCCTCCGCGCGGGGGATCAGGCCCTCGTCCATCGTGAGCTGCGGCCATGTCTGGCGGAGCAGCAGCGACGCGTATCCCGGCACGCACACGTACTGCAACGCGCCCATCAGCAGCCCGTCCGATTTTCCACCACCTCCAGCGCCCCCGTACCCGGCCTCGCGCGCGTCGACGTTCAGGAAGGCGGCTTGCTTCGGGTGCGGGGTATGGGGTGACCAGGACCCGCCGGCGTAGGGGCCGTCACACGCCGTCCGTGGCTCCAACCTCGGCAGCAGCGTCTGGAGCTTCTCCGGCGGGAGGTTCCTCAGCGAGTCCGCCAGCGAAGTCAACACCGGCCTCCAACATCGCTTCGAGCATCGCGACCGACCGATCCACGGACGGCGTCACGTCCTCGTGCGCGATCGGGCCGCCACCCGGACCCTGATGCTGCAGCACCTCGGACGGCAGGTCGCGAGCCAACCGTTCGACCTTCGTGCCGATGTCCAACAGGCGCGCGACGTCGACCAGCGACAGATCCTCCGCCTTCACCGCACGCAGCTTCTCGATCGCCTTCCCGACCGCGACTGTCCCCGCGGCCGCGTGACGGATCCGCATGTTGCGTTGCGCCTCGATCAACTCCGCGGTGCCGACCCTGGAGATCGCCTCGTCCCATGCCGCGACCCGCCGACGCCAGTCGTTCGCCGACGACCACGAGAAGAACCGGCGTTCTGCCGCCGTTCGCGCGCCCTCCCTGCGGCCCTTCTCGGCTGCGATCTCGCCGTGTGGTGTGCCCTCGGCGTAGAACGTCTCGGCGGCTTTGCGTAGCGACCGTGCAGGGCCGAGGTCCCGGTAGTGGACGAATGCCTCGTACGCCCGTGTCGTCTCGCTGTCCCTGTGGTCCCAGGGTTTGTCGCCTGGGGTGTCGATGTCCCACGGCATCAGTTCTCACTCGCGGTCGATCCTTCGGCCGCTCGAGCGATAAACCCGGAGAGCCCGAGGCCGAAGTGTGGGTCTGCCGTCTGGGGGCGGAGCGGCGCCCGCAGCTCTGTGCCGTCAGGACTGATGCACGGCTTGCCGGGCGACATGCCGATGGGTGCGCCGACGAACACGAACGCCTCGTCGCACTCGACACAGGACACCCGGATCTCGGCCGAGTAGCCGACCACCTCGGGGTCGTCGTCGCTCTTCATCATCCGGATCACGTCGACGAAGGCACCCATGTTCTCGTGGGCGCAGGCCATCACGCACCCGCCAGGTAGTCAGCAGCCATGAGCTCGACCGCCTGCCACGCGTGGGTGACCCCCCCCGAGCGATCATGCGGTCGATTGCCTGGCGGATCACTCCTGCAGCGTCGGAGGGCATCTGGTAGCCGAGGATCGTCGGGGTGGGGGATCCAGTCGGCCTTGCGCTTGAGTCGCTCTCCGCTCTCGTCCCACCATGCGGCGCCGAGGCTCGTCACGTTCTCCTCGAACACGTCGAGGATCAGGCCGAGTGACACGGCTGTGTTTTTCACCCCGTGGGCCCGCCCCGCGATGTCGAGGGCTTCGAGTAGCCGGTCGAACTCCTCGAATCTCGCTGCCCATGCGACGTCCGCGCCCTTCGCCTCTGCCATGGCGTCTTCGACTGCTGCTTGTGCTCGTTCCAGCTCCGGGGGGAGGAACACGATCGTGAGTGCCTGGTAGTCGAGGTTCGCTTCGGACAGCGGGTCGACATGCACTGTGTCGAGCAACTCGAGGGTCTTGTCGTCGAGGGCTGCGTACTCACGCCAGTCGACGTCATCGATCGTGTCGTACAACTCGGCGAGGATCGCCGGGTCGTCTTCACCCGCGAGTTCGTTGTGGGACAGTTGGATCGCGATCTGTTGGTCCGGGGTGAGCTGGTCGTCGGTGACCATCACGTCGATCTCGTCGAGGCCGGCGTCGACTGCGGCCATCACCCGATGGTTCCCCGATAGCACCAGCCACTCGCCGTCTTCGGTCTTGCAGCAGAACGGGACGCTCGTCAGCTTGCCGTCGCGGCGGATGTTCGCGACGAGGCGCTGGTACACCTCCTGACGCATGAACCGGGCGTTGCGTTCAAGCAGTCGGATGTGCTTCGGGTCCACCTGGAGGATCCGTGTCGAGATCCCCGCGATCGCTTCCTGCGGTGCGGTCATGGTGCGCTCACGAACGCTCGGAGCTTCGCCCGCCAGCCCCTCGGTGGCTCGACGTACAGCCCTGCTGCTCGCACCTCACCCAGAACGACGAGCCGACCATCGTCGTATGGGTCGGCGATCAATCCTGTCGCGACGCTCACCGGACGCAGGAAATGCTCCTTGCACCACTCCACCGCCTCCTCCGCGACGAACTGCTCCATCCCTTCAAGGAAGCGGGCGTCGTCCAGCGCAGCAGGGTTCACCGGCAACCAACGGCCGTACGTGCGGATCTTCACCAGCTCACCGGGCATGCTTCGCCTTCCACCACTCGAGAGCTTCCGCGAGAGACCACCGACCGGCGGGGCCTTGGTACGCCAACGCGTACCGGTAGGCGCCGTCCGGGTTCTCCTTGCGGGTCACCATCTCCAAGATCCCGCGGTACTTCATCGACACCGGCCGGTCCGTGAACGCCGTCGTCACGATCGCCCGCACCCGATGACCCTCCGATCGTTCCATCAACGTGCGGGCCTCGTGCGACTGCGCGCACGCGACGACCAGCTTCGACAGCCGCGCATGGCCGGTGCCACTCACCGGGAAGTCGGACAGCAGGTACGCATACGGCTCGGGCACCTTGCCGCCATAGCTCGCCGTCGCGTTCGGCGCGCCCGTCGCGAACACGCCCAGCAGCCGTCCGTCCGCGAGCACACCGACCGCCATCCGTTCGGCGGCCGGAGCGATCCTCGGGTTCAGGTACAGCGCGCGCAGCGAGTTGAACTGGCCCGAGCTCAACTTGACGAGGGAGAGCCGCTCGAGGAGGTCACCAGTCCGCAGGCGGGGGATCGTGACCTTCTCGACCTGCTGGCGGGGAAGTGAGATGCGAGGCCGACCACCACTCGCGTACACGTACATGGCCCGGTTCCGGGCCGTCGGCTGCACCTTCCCGCAGTAGGCGTGATCGAAGCGGGGGAACCTGTGCAGCGTGCCGATCAGCCAGTGGTCTCGACGAGATAGGCGCTCGAGGACGTCTTCGGCATCCTCCGGACCCATGATCCCGTACTCGGGCTCATGCCAGTCGAACACCGCGTTGATGCCCTTGAACATGGTCTCGTACCCAGAGCTGTCAAATGGCGGAAAAGTGACAGCCCCCGCTTCCTCGGGCACGCGGTCGAAGTAAGGGCGGACGTCGCCAGGCTCGAACGACACCAGCCGGATCTTCTGCTCAGCGAGTGTGCGGAGCGTCTTCGCGTGCAGCGCTGGCCAGTTCTCGATGTACGCCGCGCGCAGCCGCTCGTACCAAGGTGACACCCGATCGTGGCCTTGCAGCATCGCCGAGCCGAGCAGCACCGTCGCCGCCGTGCGTTCCGGGGTGTCGAGATACTCGCCCAGCCAGCCGTACTCCTCGACCCAGTCCTCGCTCACCCGCACGTCGAGTTCCTGGCCGGCGAGCGCAGCACCAATCGCGCACGAATACAAGCTTACGTCGTTCCCGTGGAGACGCACCCGCTGATCAGCGAGGGTGCGCTCGATCGTGAAGTTCCCCGAGCAGCCGACGTACACGTCCTCCACGCCCCAGCGGCGCACGTGCTCATGCACGATCGACCGCAACGCCTGCGGAACGCTTCCCTGGAACATCAGCCCCCGCCTTGTCGAATCCGCGAGTGCTGGAGCTGGTGCTCGCTGTTGGTCAACGCGGCCAGGGGCGCGACGTCGTTGTTCGATCTGTCCTCGTCGAGGTGGTGCACCTCGGTCTGGTGGCCCGACAGGACGGTCACGCCCGCGTCTCGCCGACGCGCACGGTGATCCGGCCGCTTGAGCATGACGTAGCCGTTCTTCCGGCGTCGGCCCGTGCCCAGCGTCGGCCGCAGCGTCTTGGTCGGATCGCCGTGGACGAGCCAGCGGCGGTAGTGGATCCCACACCAGCCGCGGCTTCGTACCGGGCGGTGGCACCCCTCGATTGAGCATTCCGGCATCTGCCACCTCCCGCTTCGTTGAGAGCGCAGGGCCCGACTTGCACGGACGCTGCCCGCCTGGAAGGCGAGGGTGCTGCTCGTTACACCACCTGCGCGTGAGGCGACAGCATAGCGACAAGGACACTAGACGGTAAAGGGTCCCTGTTCCCGCTGGGTCATCGTCCGTACTTCCGGGGGCGCGTCCGCCCGCCTGGGGCCGTCAGGGACTTTGCTGCTGCTACCCCCGCTGGTGACTTCCACGAACACGGGTGGAAGCGAGAAGGGCATTGGTCGTCCGAGGATGACACGCCTGTCTCCCTCGACGCGACCGTTGGAGCAGTCGGCAGGGCAAGGGATCGTGCTCCCTCCGCTACCCATGCGTGATGGCAGGTCCGAGTCCTCGAACGCTCGCACTAGACCGCCGACACAGTTCTCGGGGCATGGCTTCTCGTCACGCCAGGAGAACGCAGCAGAGAGCATGTGTTGAGTGAGATCGGCACAGTCGTCATCATCAACACCCCATGACGCCAGCCCCCGCGCTACGGCTTCGACCAGTCCTTCGGGGAACGAGGAGCCAGTCATGAGGCGGTCGCTCCTTCTACGAGGGTGAGAAGCGGTCCACCGTTGCGACTGATGCCGATGACCCTCCATGCCTGGCAGTTCGTCGGCAAGCACATCGGCTCGTTGGCGTCAAGGTCGCTGGTCACGACGCGACCACACCGAGGGCAGCGTTCCTGGCTCACGTCTCGCTCCTTCGTTCGGGTGACTCCTCAATAGCGGCGCGACGGATGAACGCTCGCGTCTCGTCCAGCAGCGGGAACTCCGACCCGTCCGACCAGCCATCCTGCCAACGTTCGAGCAACGCGACCGCCTGCTCCAACATGCTTGGGGTCGGTGCTTCTTGCGGCTCTTGCCACGAACAGACGGGGCAGTAGCGGTGCGTCTCGTGCCAGAACGGTTCGGGGCAATCCTGGGGCGATATCGCTGCGCGTTCGGTGGTCACTTCTCCTCCTCGATACGGGCACGGACGCGGAACAGGTCGCCAGTGCCACCCCAATACATGCAGGGACCGTCAACTCCGTCCTCGTCGTATCGACCTGCAAACTCCAGTTCGCTCCCCATGACGATCAACGGCGTGTCGGAAGGAATCGAGCCCTTGCCGTGGCAGGTGGAGCATCGCTCTGTCGTGCGTTCAGAGACCCCCAACTCGTCTGTCGAGTCCCCTTCGATCTCCCCTCGACCCCCACAATCGGGGCAGGGTGTCTCCATCCGAGCAGCCGACATGGCAGCGGCTTGGACTTCCGCAACGTGGGTTTCCCATGCGATGTACCCCCCTCGGTCACCCGTACTGGACGACTCCTGACGCCATCCACAGTGGCAGTGGTGGCCGTCCGGGATGTAGTCACAGCGACGGCGTGCATCGCGCAACACTTCAACGGCCTGGTCGAAACCTTCGGGGTGCTTCTGCTCACCGCTCATGGTCGTTCCCCTTCCCGCGCGCGCTCACGACAGGTCTGCGCCCACTGCCCGTCGTCCAGTTGTTCCCAACACCCAACCACGAACGCCATCACGGGCGCACCTCATGCTCCTCAATGGTTATCCCCGAGAACCCAGTCACACTTCGTGGGCCGTACGAACAGCCCGCGAAGTTCTCTTTCTCTAGGGCGACGACCTCCTCTCGTGTTGGCTCTCGGCTGAAAACCCCGAGGGATGCTGCCCCGTTGAGGCCGTAGTCGACCACGACCGCCCACACCCTCATGACCTCGAATGACGGCTTCGGCTCACTCATCGTTCTTCCCCGTCCCACTCAGGTGTCCAAAGTCCTTGCCGACCGCGCATCGGGACCGGCACGCAGGTCATTCGCCGTCCGCCATCGTGGATCGCCTCCCACGTGCGCGCCAGCTTGTCCCTTGCCGTCGCCGAACCGCCGTGCAGGTGCATCGCTGCTCCGCACGAGCACGCGCGGGTGGCGCTCACGGGCTCACCGCCTCGGGCTCGAGCACGCGCTCGACCTCGTCAGCGGCGCGCCGGAGACGCTCGACAGTGCGCGCCAGGTCCTCGCGCGCACGCTCACCACGAGTGCGGTCGGCGATCACGGCGGCGACGGCGTCACGCAGGTCCTCGAGCGACGTGAACCCGAACCGCTCATGCCCCGGCCGTCCCGACACGTGCAGGCCGGTGACTCGCTCGAACTCGCACACCCGGGCGACGAGCTCGTCGTGGTACGCCCGGTTCACGCCACCATCGGCGCCACGTCGGCGTGCCTCCTCAGCACCCCGGTCGTACCCGCGCGCTTCGGCACGTTGCAGCGCACCGAACCCGGCGTCCTGCGCGGCTCGCAGCACCCCGATCATCGTCGGCCACGACAACGGCTCCCGCTCGTGCTTCGGGGCCTGCACCACCACCCGAGCGACGAACTCGTCGCTCACACCGAGCAGACCCCACGTCTCGGGCAACACCGGCGCGATCTTCTCCGCTACCTTCGCCGGCGCCGCGACCCAGAACCGATCCGCGTGGCGCCACCAGAAATCGGCCTTCACCGGGTTGTCCAGCTCGCGTTTCCAGTCCGACGTCGACACCTTCACCTCGACCGCGTCGAGGGAGAACCCGCGCGACGCCCAGCACGACACGACAAGCAGGTCGATCTTGCGACCCATCCGCGACGCATCAGCCGGGGCTTCCTCGATCGCGACGTACTCCCCTGCCGGCCACCGCTTGTGCAACGCCTCGAGCACCTGCTTCGCCGTCAGCGTGGTCACGGCACGACCTCGAGCCAGCTTTCGCCGTACACGGTGTCGGTGTGCGTACCGTCCCATCGCACACGGTCACCCGGCTGCATGCTGCACCTCCTCGTCGTCGACCAGCTCGTCGAGGCCGAGGTAGCGGCTCATCCGACCCCTCGACCGGCGACGTGATCCTCGTAGTCGCGCATCGCCAACTTCTCGCTCGGCGAGCGCCACCGGCAGGACCACCCGCACGACACGCAGTGCGGACGGTGCACCGTCCGCTTGCCGGTCGGCAGCGACTGGTCGGGGATCTTCGACGGGACCAGCTTCGGCTCGTGGTCGGTGGTCACGCTGCGACCTTCCAGTCGGCGCCCCGGGTCCACTCGATGTCGGTGGCCATCAGCTCCAGCTCCTGCTCCTGCTCCTGCTCCTGCTCCTGCTCCCGCTCCCGCTCCCGCTCCCGCTCCAGCTCCAGCTCCAGCTCCCGCTCCAGCTCCCGCTCCTGCTCCTGCTCCTGCTCCCGCTCCAGCTCCAGCTCCCGCTCCAGCTCCCGCTCCAGCTCCAGCTCCCGCTCCAGCTCCAGCTCCCGCTCCCGCTCCCGCTCCAGCGCCAGCTACCGCGCCAG